CAACACTATCACTTGCACCAAGAACAGCCAACGTATTAATTGGTTGGGAAAACATACCTGACGCAAATTACGGAGCTTAAACATGGCACAAGCTAAAAGAGCTGTATCACAGCCAATGTCAGTTCCTGCTCCTGTAGGCGGATGGAACGCTAGAGATTCGCTTACTACTATGCAACCTAATGAAGCTGTTATTTTAGAGAATTGGTTTCCATCACCAACCGAATGTACATTGCGTAGCGGCTATATTAAATACACTACAGGTATTACAGGTCAAGTAGAAACGCTAATGGCCTACTCAGGCGCTAATACTAACAAGCTATTCGCCATCGCTGGCACGTCTGTTTATGATGTAACGGCAGGTGGCGCAGTAGGCGCAGCAGTAGTAACAGGATTAACTAACGCACGATGGGGTTATTGCAACATTGCAACGTCTGGTGGCAACTTTTTATCTATGGCTAATGGCTCAGATACCCCAAGACTTTATAATGGCTCTGCGTGGTCTACAGCATCAATTACAGGCGTAACTGCCGCCAACCTAAAAGACCCTATTCTTTACGCACAACGTCAATTTTTTATTGAAAAGAATACGCTTAAAGTATGGTATTTGCCTGTGCAGTCTATTGGTGGTGCAGCAGCAGCATTAGACATTGCTCCGTTTATGACAAAAGGTGGCTACATTGTATCTCATGGCAATTGGACAATTGACTCAGGTACAGGCGTAAATGACCATTACGTAATTATCACAAATAAGGGTCAAGTTATTGTCTATCAAGGCACAGACCCTACAAGCGCAACTACATTTTCAATGGTAGGCGTATTTGATATTGGCGCTCCTGTAGGTGCTAGAAGCATGTACAAATATGCTGGTGATATGCTTATTATTACGCAAGATGGCGTAGTGCCATTGTCAGGCGCTTTGCAATCATCACGTGTACAACCTCGTGTCGCTATTACAGATAAGATTCAATACGCTATTTCAGAAGCCGTTACCAATTACGCAAGTAACTTTGGCTGGCAGACCATGTACGTTCCTACAATCAATCAATTGTGGCTAAATGTACCTGTGCAAGAAGGTAACAATCAACAACAATATGTAATGAATACAATTACAGGCGCTTGGTGTAACTACACAGGTTGGAACGCTAACTGCATGGAAATGTTTAACGATGAGCCTTACTTTGGTGGCAATGGCTATGTAGCACATGCTTATTTTGGCGCTATTGACGATGTAAACAACATTACTGCTGTAGGCTTACAAGCATTTAATAACTTCAATAGTGCTGGTACGCTTAAACGCTTTACTATGTCACGCCCTATTTTCAGAACAGACGGACAACCTGCTATATTTGCTGGTGTTAATATTGACTTTAATACAGACGTTCCTACAACATCTTTAACTTATGCGCCTAGCACCTATGCTAAATGGGATAGTGCTATATGGGATGCAGCTTTATGGGGTGGTGGATTATCAGTCTTGCAGAATTGGCAAGGTTTGAATGGAGTAGGTTATTATGGTGCGCCTATTGTTAAAACATCATGCTCAGGTATTCAAGTAAGATGGGTATCTACAGATTTAGTTATTGAAGGTGGCGCAATTCTATGATTGTACAAGGCGAACATGTTGCTCGCTGGGTTATGGCAAAGATTGGTGCTTTTACTGAAGGCATGACTGCTCTTGGATGGGAGGTAAATGGTGTTATTGTTGCTGGCACAGCGTTTGAGAATTACAACGGTAATAATATGTTTGGTCATCAACGCATTGATTCACCGCCTACGAGAGAGTATTGGTTTGCAGTAGCTAATTATATTTTTAATCAAACAAAGGTTAAACGCTTCACCGCTACCGTTGAGGCTGACAACCATAAAGCAATAAGACTTAATCACAAGATTGGGTTTGTAATAGAAACAACATTAAAAGATGCAGGTCGCAATGGTGATTTATTAATCATGACGCTATGGCCTGAAAATTGCAAAATGCTTAACTGGAGTAAATAAATGTTCAATAGTAAATTTAGTTATGGTGTATTAAAGCATCCTGGATACAACGGCAAAGCAGATGCACCCCCACCGCCTGATACTGTAGGCGCTGCTAGAGAAACTGCTGCTGGCAACTTAGAAGCTGCACGTGCTACTACTGCTGCTAACCGTGTCAATCAAGTAACGCCTTATGGAAACTTAACATATAGAATTAGCGGTAAAGATTCTTACGGCAATGATATGTACACGGCCAATCAAACGCTAACACCTGCACAGCAAAAAATACTAGAGCAAAACCAAGGATTAAGTTCAGGGCTATTAGATACAGCACAACAAGGGTTAAATTATGCTGGCGGTTTAATGGCTAGGCCTGGCATTGACATGTCATCATTACCATCAGTCGGCATTAATCCAGGCGAAACATATTCTGACGCTATTATGCGTAGACTTGGCCCACAAATTGCTCAAGAAAATGAAATGTCAGATGCACAATTAGCCAATCAAGGCATTGCTCGTGGCACAGAGGCTTACGACAATGAAAAGCGTAGATTAGCAATGAGCCAAAATGACCGTCAACTTGGCGCTATTACAAGTGGCATGGGTGTTGGATTACAAGCAAATCAACAAGCATTTGGTCAACAAGGTTACAATCAAATGCAACCTATTAACGTCATTAATGCTTTGCGTACAGGCTCACAAGTTCAATCGCCTAATTTTGTAAGCGTACCTCAACAAGCTAACGTAGCTGGCCCTGACATTCTTGGCGCTACTAACGCTCAATACGCTAATCAAATAGCAGCAACTAACGCAGAAAACGCAGCTTCAGGTGGATTTTTAGGTGGATTAATGAATATGGGCGCAGCATATTTAGGAAGAAAGGCATAGTATGGAATTTATAAATTCAATGTTTGGTGACAACACAACGCCTATGCAACAAACAGCCCTTCCTGCTGACGATACTGCTATGCAATTAGAGTTAAAGCGCAGACTTAAAATGGCAGAGGCATTGCAACAACAAGCTGGCCCTGAAGGTCAAATGGTATCAGGCCACTACGTAGCACCATCATGGACGCAATATTTAGCTAATGCTTATGGTAAATATCAAGGTGGCAAACAAGAGCGTGAAGCGCTAGGTCAATTTGGTGAGTATCAAAAAAGCAAGCAAGCTAAATATGCTAATTTGTTAAATGAGCTTGGTCAAGGCAAAGAAGTTACTGCTCCTATGGATTATAATGAAGCAGGCAATATGCCTGGCATGGAACAAACTATTCGTCAGCCATTTACTCAGCAAGAATATATTGCTAAAGTTGGTGGAGTTATGCCTGAGCTTTTACCTGATTTTCTTAAAGCTGATATTACTAATAAATTTAAACAAGAAGCTCCTGTTAAATTAAGTGCTAATGAATCAATTGGTACTATGGTTAATGGAAAATTTGTTCCTGCTTATACAAACACACCAACACCAAAATTTTCTGATAAATTTAGCAACATTAAAGTTGATGAAGTTACAGGAAAGACTTACGGCATTAATAATGAAACAATGAAAGTTGAAGAAATATCAGGTTCAACATTAAGTCCTAAACCGACAACACCAAAAAACGTACAGTTTGAAAAAATACGTCAAGGAACTAAAGAAGTTACTTATCAAATTAATCCTGATGGAACTCGCACAAAAATTGCGGAAGGTCCAGCGTTTGCACCTAGAGAAGATGGTCAAAAAGCACCTTCAGGGTATCGTTTTAATGCTAATGGAACTTTAGAAGCTATTGCTGGTGGCCCAGCAGATAAACCATTGAAATCAGCGCCTCCTACAGTTTTACATGCGTATCAAGGGAATAATCAATCCCTTGCTCAACTTGATGCTGCAATTGCTGCCGTTGATAAAGCACCTGAAAATTATTTTGGTTTGCAAGGTGGATTGGGTGATACTTATATGCAACGCAGGTATCCTGAAAGCACAGATGTAAGAAGTAAATATTTTGGTGTTGGTGCAGCTAAACGTCACGATATTACAGGCGCTGCAATGTCTGCAACAGAAGCTCCTGAATTAAAACCTTTTATTCCTAGCGCTACAGATACAAAACAAGCAGCACAAGCTAAATTGCAAAGTTTAAGAAATGAAATATTAAGAAATAATGCAATTATTGAAGGTATGTATGGCGATACAAATACTTATGCCCCATTGCCTAATGTTAAATCAATGACACAAAATGCACCAAAAACAATTGTAAAAACAGGAACTGATAAAACGACAGGACGTAAAGTAGTTCAATATTCAGATGGGACAACAGAATATGTCAGATAAAAATATTGTTTGGGATGAAACTCCTCAATTAGACACTAAAAGTATTGTTTGGGATGAGCCTAATTCAGCAATAAATTATCCAAAACTTAATGCTCAACAAATGCAAGACAATGCTTTGCGTAAACGCTTGCAAGGTGAATCATGGATGCAACGCAATCTTGAAGGTTTGATGACTGCACCATCTAATTTAGTAGAAGGTGTAAAGCAAGGCATATACGAATTAACTCATGCTAAAAATCCATTAAATGTAGCAACGCAAGGTGTTCCTCAACAAGGCTATGACACATCTAAAATACGTCAAAACCGTGTGATTGCTAGTGAAGCTCCTGTAGGCGCTATTACAGGAAATGTTGCTACAGCGTTACCATTAGCTTTCTTGCCTGGCGGTAACAGAATGGCAGGTCAAGCCGCTTATGGCACAATGCTAAGTGCAGCAGAGCCTACAATGGGCGATGAAAGCAGAGTATCTAACATGGCAATGGGTGGTTTAACAGGGCTTGCAGTTCCAGCAGGTGTTAAAATTGCTGGCGCTTTAAGAAAAGACCCTGCTGAATTAGCTAGAGAAGCATTAGTTAATGCAACTAAAGATACGTCAACAGAAGAAGCATTAAAAGCTGGCTACACAATTCCTCGTTCAATGTATAATGCTTCATTCTTAACTGACAGATTAGAAAGCCTTGCTGGTAAAGCTGCAACAAAACAACAAGCAGGAGCTGAAAATCAAAATTTAACAAATGACTTAGCACGTAAGTATTTAGGGTTGCCTGAAGATGCGCCATTGAGTCCTGACGTATTAGAGCAATTAAAAATTGTTCATGCAGAGCCTTATCGTGAAGTTGCAAAATTATCATCAGTTCAAATTCCATCATCTCAATCTGCAATTCTTGGTTCTAAACAAACAAGAAATGGAGCTGAAATTCTTGATGAATTAAAAACGACAAGAGATATTTCTAGAGCCAACTGGAAATCTTTAAATAGCGGAAATACGCCTAATGCAAATGAAACTCTTAAAATGGCTAAATCAGCAGATGCCAAAATTGTAAAATTAGAAACTGAACTTGAAGATTTAGCAAAAATTCATAATAAACCTGATTTAGTACAAAAATTAAATGAAGCTAGAAAAGATATTGCAAAAGTTCATACAATTGACAAAGCAATGAATGATGCAACAGGCGAAATTAATGCTCAAACTTTATTAAATTTACAAAACAAAGATGTGCCATTGACAGGTGAAGCTAAACAAATTGCTGATTTTGCCAATGCTTATCCTGCACTTGCTAGACCAGGCGCAAAGATACCTGCTGCTGGCGTAAGCAAATCCGAAGCTTTAGCATCTTTAATCTTAGGTGGTATTGGTCATTCAGCTACAGGCAATGTTATGGGAACTATGTTGGCTGCTTTACCATTATTGTCACATCCTGCTAGAAGCCTTGCATTATCAAAAACGCTACAAAAGTTACCTAGCTATGAACAAGGGATTGTTAGCAAGGCGCTTAATGAATTGTCTAGGCTTCCTGTTAGCTCAGAACAAGCTAAAAAATACGGCTTTGCCTTAACGCAAGGGCTTCAAAATACAAATCAAGGAGAGCAATAAATGGCACGTAACGGTTCAGGCACATATAACCTGCCAGCAGGTAATCCTGTAGTCACAGGTACTACCATATCATCAACCACCACCAATAACACGTTTAGTGACATTGCTACTGCTCTTACAGGTTCTCTTTCAGCAGATGGACAAACGACTCCTACAGGCAATTTGCCTATGGGTGGCTATAAGCATACTAACGTAGCAGATGCGACAGTTCGTAATCAATACGCTAGTGCAGGTCAAGTACAAGATTCAGCCTTTACCTTCCTAACAAGCCCTTCTGGAACGAACACAATAACGGCTACAGCGTCTTTAGGTATGTCAGCCTATGTAACAGGTCAACGCTTCTTTTTCGTAGCTCCTGCGGCTAATACAGGGGCAGTAACGCTAAACATTAACGCTATTGGTGCTAAATCTGTAACCAAGTCAGGCACGACTGCATTATTGGCTGGTGACATTGTTTCAGGTTCAGTTGTTCAAGTGGTTTACGATGGCACACAGTTTCAGTTGCTAAATCCATATTCAGCATCAGTTGGCCCGACAACATCACTAATTTCATCATTGTCATTAACCTCTAATGTGGTCACAATTAACACGGCTTCTGCTCATGGCATTTTAATTAATGATTCTGTAGTTGTAACGGCTGTCACTAATACTGCTGTAAATGGCTCATTTACTGTAGCAAGCGTACCAACATCAACATCGTTTACTTACGCTTTAACAGCATCAAACATTGCAGCTACAGTTGATACAGGGACAGTTTTAGATAATTCATTCTTAAACCTTACTAACAACGCTAAAGGTATCTTACCTTTAATTCATGGCGGCACAGGCGCTAATAGTTTTACGCCTAACGCTGCTTTTGTTGGTGGTTCTACAAGCACAAGCGCAATTGGTGCAGTTCGTCCAGGTCAGCTTGGCAACGTATTAACATCAACTGCTGGCTCAACAGTAAACGCTACTGCTTTAGTGGCAGGAGTGCAATATTCAGCATTATCACTTGGAACTACAGACTTTACTACAGTAGGTGCAACTAGCACATCGCTAACAGGCTCTATTGCAGGTACAGTTTTAACTGTTACGGCAGGTACAGGTGTTGCAATTGGTCAAATTATTAGTGGTACAGGCGTAACTGCTAATACAACTATTACAGCTTTAGGTACAGGCACAGGCGGTACAGGAACTTACATTGTAAGTGCATCACAAACTGTATCTTCAACTACTATTACAGCACTTAACCCAGCCTTTACTGCAACAGGCGTAGCAACAGGTACAGGTACAGCACAAATAACTACATGGACAAGTTCAGCAAAACCAATTGCATCAACAATTCAATCGGGAACAGCAGTAGCATCTACTAGCGGAACAAGTATTGATTTTGTGTATATTCCTAATTGGGTTAAGCGTATTACTGTAATGTTTGGTGGAGTATCTACAACTGGAACTTCACCTGTTTTAACACAACTTGGTACTTCTTCAGGTGTTGAAATTACTGGGTATTTGGGTACTAGTGCGGGATATGCAAATGGAAATACAACAAATGTGGGGGCTGTAAGTGTCGCTGGATTTAACATAGTTCAACAAGCAGCCGCTGATATAATGTTTGGTTCATTAGTTTTAACTAATATTTCAGGCAACACATGGATTTGTTCAGGACTTTTAAATGGAACTAATACATTAATGTGCGTTATAACTGGCTCTAAATCATTATCTGGTGTATTGGACAGAATTAGAATTACAACTGTATCGGGAACTCCAACCTTTGATGCTGGTTCAATAAACGTGATGTACGAGTAGAATATGACTGACCAAGCCATCATTAATCTTATCATTGGTGCAGTTCTATCTGTTCTAGGCTGGTTTGCTAGACAGTTATGGGATGCAGTTCAAGACCTTAAACAAGATGTTAAACAAATTGAAGTTGATTTACCTACACACTATGTCCGTAAAGAAGATTTAGAGAGTAGACTAGACAGAATAGAGGCATCACTTAATCGTATTTTTGAAAAACTAGACCACAAGGCTGACAAATGAACGATGAGCAAGAAGCAGTAGAATCATTAATAGAGCGAATTGTAGGTCAAACAATTGTTGAAGCAGGTATTGACAATGATGAGTTTATTCTGTATACAGAGGATGGTACTAAAATAATTCTCTTTTCAGACGAGGACTTACAACTTTATTATGAGCTACCTGAACAGCCCCACTAGGACACATTTTGTATTGCCTGACGTGCAAGCTAAAGACGGCAATGATTTTACATTCTTAACCTGTATCGGCAAATACATTGTCGATAAAAAGCCTGATGTCGTGATTTGCATAGGTGATTTTGCGGACATGGAATCGTTGTCCTCGTATGACGTAGGCAAAAAGTCGTTTGAGGGTAGGAGTTACCAAAAAGATATTTGGGCGGCACGTCAAGCTATGGATGCCTTGCTGACCCCATTATATGAGTTTAACAAGAAAGCTAAGAAGAATCGAGAGAAGCAATATAAGCCTCGCATGGTATTAACGCTTGGCAATCATGAAGCACGTATCAATACAGCAATTAACAACGATAGGAAGCTAGATGGCCTTATCTCTACCGATGACCTACCGTATCAGGACTGGGAAGTTTATCCTTTTCTCGAAGTTGTTGTTATTGATGGCATTGCCTATTCTCATTACTTTACTTCTGGCCCCATGGGTCGTCCTGTTTGTAGC